CGAACAGCGTCTGCTGTTACTACAAATTCACCATCTGATAATCTTGCGGGCACAGAATCAGATGTTCCTGTTCCTGGACCTGTTACTTCTCCACCAATTGCTGCAGAAAACACACCAAATTGATCATAGCTATTAACCGCTTTTTCTTTTGCATCTGTATTTCTTCTAAGCTGATCATAGTACGCTGTTCTTTGTTCTGAATCACCTCCATCAAAAGAAATAATATTTCCAGCATCATCTTTAGTTGTTAATTTACCGCCTCGATATTCCCCTGTTGGAAAAGCATCATTTTTAAATATTTTTTGATCTTCTTCACCTTGTCCACTAAGTAAAGCTGTTCCTCCACTTATCAATGCTATTTTACCTAATGTAGATTCTGGCATTAATTTATTTAAAAAACTACTAGAACTTGATGGCACTTGAGCTATTTCACCTGCTCCTGCATCTACTGCTGTAGGGGTACCACCAAAGAAATTATTTAAAGGTGAAGCTCCAGTAAAATCACCTTTTTGTCCAAAACCTGAACCACCTGCTAAATAAGCAGCACCACCTGCCAAGGCGGCATTTCTTAATGATTCTTCAGTACTTCTTCCTGTAGCAGATGATGCAATACCACTGCCAAGGGCTGCACCTGCGGCACCACCAAAATACATACCAATACCTGCACCAATAATAGGTGCGGCTTTCTTTAAACTTTTTGTAATGTCTCTAAAAATACCCATGTGTTACATCTTATCAGTTTATTTGTTACATTTCAATGCTACATTAAAGCATCAACAGTTCTAATATAGGCTAACTCTTGTATACTAGCAACAACATGAAGTCTGTCTACTGTTGCACATTGTACACTTAATTTCTCGCCAGAGTTAAGAATTAAATCTTTTGTCAATAGTTCTATAGTTGTTTTTGCAGCTACGGCTTTTACTTTAAATAAGCTAAATACGGCATCATCCGTGTTTGTAATAATTACTGTTATTGTGTCAGCATTAGACGCATCATCATTTGATACTAGTATTGAGTGTATAATAGATGAATTAAAAGTTGCATCGCTAGGGGCTGTGTATAATAAAACAACTCCTGTACCAGTGGCATTGTTTAAATCAACTTTTGCATTTAATACACCTTGTATGTATTGAGGAACTGTAGTTACAAGCATTATCGTCTTCCATCCTCTCTTATATCCACACGAGGAGAACCTAATTTCCATTTACAACCTAATACATTAGAGTCAATTCGTAAAGCAAAAGATCTTCCTCGAACTCTAATATCTAATTTTTCAGTAAAAGCTTCCACAGGCGAAGTACTAGTTCTAGACGTTGTTCCTACATCACTGTCGCTAAAGTTTAAGCCTGGAAAATTACGAGCTTTGATTGTAAAATTAGCATTAGGAGAACTTAGACTAGTGGAACCAGTAAATGTTATATCAGGGATAATACGTTTTATAAAACTAAACTTTTCGCCATCGCCCATATCTATTGGTGCAGATTCTATAAAAGAAGACATAGCACTTCCATCATCATCAAATCCTGATTCTTGGTTGTAGATATATCCACCGCCACCTGCTAAAGGATTCCGTGTTAACCCTCGATCTAACCATACATCACGAGCTAAAATTCCGTAGTACCAAGTCTTGTCATTATAATTAAATATAACATAATTACTATTATCAGAAGAACTAGCGTTTGGATAAAACCATATAATCTCACCAAATTCACTATTAACACCAGCGTATGTTTTTTCTGATTCTTCGTTATTAATATCTAAAAACACTTTGTCTTTTACAGTGCATGGTAATTGTTGAGTTTGACCACCAGAGTGTACATAAAATGTATTTTGACCCATCCAGTAAACAACGTCATCCACCGCAACGGCAGACTTCGGACTCATTATAGTTATGTTTTTAGAAAGCTCTCGTATACCCCAATAGTATTTACCACCATAGACCATAGCGTGAAGTGATTTATCAGTGAAAATAATAATAGCATTTTTTGTTTCTACCGCTTGAACAAATTTTGAACCAGAACCAAGTCTTAATTCACCAGCTGAGTTTGTTATTTTGGTTGTCCAATTTAAAAAAGATTCTTGAGTGGAATGACGAACTAACAATGGATCTTGGACAGTGCTTGTTTCAGGATTGCACCCAAAAGCAATAACATGTCTACTACTAGCGTGTACCATTACTTGTTTAGCAACGGTTGGTGTGTCACTAGCACCATTAAGTGTACCAATTTCCACGGCTCTTGTTGTTAAATTACCTGCTCTATCCCAATAATAAATCTGTCCATCTCTTGGATTAATTAATAAATTTTCTCCAAAATTATCTTCAGACCATAATCTTAATTCAGCAGTTGTTGTTATACCACCAGCGGATGCGTCACCCCAACCAGAAAAATCAGAAGCACTACTAACATTGCCTTTAGCTAATCGAACAAGAGCGTTATCATCATGAGCTACGGCAGTTGTTCCTTTGTGCCCTCTTGTAACATTTAAAGTGTTATCATCAGTATCTCCAGCAACAAGCATTAATTCTTCATCAACTAATATAATATCGCCAGCCGTTTCTATACCTGTTTCATCGTCCACATCAATGGCAGTCTCGCTATTATCTAATGCCTCGTTTAATTGCGTTTGTAAGGCAGTGGTTGTTATACCACTAAACAATCCAGCACCCCACCCTGTACCACCAACCGTGTTATTTAAACCAGTGTTGATTTGATACGTTGCTTTTAAAACATTAAAAGTTAAAGTTCCATTTGTTACTGCACCACCAGTAGTAGATGCACTAAGTTCAAATGTTGTTGAATTTGTAATTGAAGATATCGTAGCACCTGCTGGTATTCCCGTACCACTTACTGTTCCACCTGCAACAAGAGAAGCTGTAGAATCCATTGTTATAGTTGGGTCATTATTATAATCGCAAGTAGCATCTGCAAAAGAACCATTACCAGTATCAGATGAATTAGCTGCAACACTAGATGCAATTGTATAAGTGTTACCATTTGGCACTGTTACTATTTGATGTTCTTTGTTTAAAACGGTGGCTGTTATAGTTCCACCTAAAGTTGCAGCACCAGATATAGTTACAAAATCACCTTCCACCGCACCATGAGCCGAATCGGTTGCTGTTATTGTTGTCGATCCATTAGTAGCAGCAAAAGTAATGCCATTAGTAGTTGTAGCTCTATTGGGAGTGATGTCATTAAAAGTACCGCCTTGTTCTATGTAGTATTTAAATGTAGTCCCTAAACCTAAAAAGTTTGATCCATCAAGAGCCGACCAGTTATGTATACTACGAGCCGTGCCTAAATAAGTGGTAGAGTTGGCTTTTTCCCAACCACCTATCTTTTCTGGAAAGCCAAGACGAAATCTTATTTTGTCGCCATCAACAAAACCACCTTCAGTACTGTAAGATGTAATGTCTGATACAATTCCAGGTTTAAAACTTAATTTTGTTAAAGGCATTAGGCTATGTTTCCTGCTACTGTTCCGTTGTTTGTTAGTGTAACATTACTTTGACCATTAATATACTTCCCTGCTGCTGCCACAGAACTAGAACTAGTTCCATTTGTGGGGGACGACGAAGGAAAACTGATAGTTGTGCCCGAACCATTTGATCCATTACTGCCATTTGATCCCGCTGCACCTAAAGCTCCACCAGCTCCACCAGAACCACCTGCTCCTGCATTAGTTCCACCTGCTGATGCACCACTTGATCCAGAACCAGCCGAAGCGTTATAACTTGCTCCCGCACCACCCGCACCACCTGCACCTCCAGATGTAACACTATTAGTTGAAAGACTAAGGTTAGCGGAAAAAGTATTGTAGTATAAATCTATTGCACCCGAAGTGGTTAAATTAGCACAAAAGTAATAAGTCGTGTCGGCAGCCATATTTACTGTCTGTCCAGATGTGTAATCCCCACCACCTTGTCCTTGACTTTTAGAACTGGTACTAGTGCTAATATTTATTACAACACTACCATAGCCACTACCATAAGTTCCATTGTTAATACTGCCACCAACAGTATAAGTACCACTTGTTCCTAGTTGAAAACTAAAATAAAAAGGACCTCTGTTTGCACAACCAGCAGAAATCGAACTTGCCGAAGTATTTACTTGAAACTGACCTGATTGACCTATACCGCCACTCTGAGCACTAGCTCCTTTTATACCTCTCCATTTTCTATTAGCAACGGATCCTTGACCATTTAAATCATTATCACCACCATATGCATTAAACCAAGATGGAGCATTATTTTGAGGTACATTACTACCACTTTGTGAACCACCTACGTCTGTAAAATTATTTAAAGCTGAATTTAAGGCAACAACTCCTTTGCCTCCAGCACCACCGGCACCACCGCCTCCTCCACCAGATTTA